CTTGAAGCGATAGCGCTGATCGATGTACTCCGAGGCCTGAACGATTGCTTGCTGTACGGCAAGGATCGGGCTGTCTGGATAATCAAACACGCCGCGCGACAGATTGTAGCTCGCGAGAAAATCCGTGGTGATGTAGGCGTTCGCCGCAAAGATTTGCACCGCTTCACTGTCATCGGCCGGCGATGCAAGATCGTTCGCACCTGTCAGCCATTTGATCGAGCCACTCGGGGGCCAGCCGGACGCAAGCGGATTGCCGCCGCTGATGCCGTTCGGCAGCGCAGTCGTGATGCAGAATTCTGTTTGTGAGTTGACTTGGCAGACAGTGAAATTCAGCGTGACGCTTTCGTTATTCCAAGGCTGCACGCCGGTATAGGTGCCGGTGTCATTGACCGCAATAGGATTGGTCGGCGCTTCCTCGATATCGACTTGCACCACTGTCCCAGTACGATCTTGAATGGCGAAAACTTGGATCGCGCTCATGCTGGCGTCCCCGGCGCGGTGTAAACGAAGTTGCCGAAGATTTGCGGATCAACATACTGCCACGTCACGCCGCCGTCGCTGTGATTTGCCGATCCGCCGGTTTGTGTCGGCGCGCTCGCGCCCGTGGTGCCAGATGAAACTGCGAGATAGCCGTTGCCTGCGCTCTGCACATACTGCCCGGCAGTCACGGAAAGGCCTTCAGCCCATGCCGTGAGATTGCCGAGCACTACACGTGCGAGACGATTGCGCCGGGAGTAGTAGAGGCCGGCCTGTCGACGGTTTAGAGAGCCGGCCATCTGCTATCCTTCGTTACGCTTTGATGCCGAGCCGGTTCATCGTGGCCGCTCGGGCAAGGTCTCCGCGCGACTGCGCTTGGATCGGCTTTCCGTCCTTGTCGAAAAAGAACGGCTTGGAGGCGCCGATCCGTCGGCCCATGCCGCGACCAAAGTTCGCCGGGATGCCTTGCGGCTGTTGTCCCGCAGCGCGGCGCCGCTCTTCGAGCGATGCAGCGAGGTAGTTTTGAATGTTCTGCGCGGCGCTGATCGGCGGGAATTTCGCCCGTTCATCCGCGACCGCTTGCTCTAGCGCTGCCTTACATGCGAGCACGTGCCGGCGCATCGTTTCAAGGTCCTTCAGCGATTGGTTATAATCGGCTTCCGCCTCTACAACTGCACGCCGAAACTTCTCGCGCTCTTGCTCGGTGAAGGCCAGCACCGTGCCGCCGTCATCGTTCGCTGCGCGTGCCGGCGCGTGCTTTGCAGCTTCGGCCGGTGTAGTCGTTTCCGTGTCCGGCACGGTCTGCTCGGGCACGGGCTCTTTGTCGGGGACCTGCCGAGAGAAGCCCGGGGCGGCTTCGTTAATTTGCTGGCGAGTGATCGACTGATCGCCCGCGAATTTCTGCACCACGCCTGTGCGGGGAAGGCCGTCTTCTACCCAGTGACCTTCGTTGTTGTGATCCAATTGCGCGAGTGCCGAAACGATCTTGTCTTTCTGTGTGGGGTCGAGTGCCATTGCATCCTCTTGTCGCTTGGGGAACCTCGCCGGCACATGCCGCCGAGAAGCTTAAAAAGTCAAGGCCGGGGCCTGTTCAGGGCCCCGGCCGATCCGCGCATAACCGGAAGTCCCCACTCACAGTCGACGCGCGAATTCTTATCCGTAGTCTTGCTGATCGCCGCCGATATCCTCAAGCGTGCCGTAAGACGACAAGCTGTGATAGTGCGTGACCGCCGCAATAGTGAAAGCCGAGTTCGAGAACAGATAATCGAAGATCAACTGCTCCGTCACAGCCGGCGACGCGCCTTCGAGCCGCGTCACTTGCGCGTTCAAGAAGGCGGTTTTCTGCGCGGCATAACGCAAGCGCCGCTGGCGCGCGTAGCGCTGATGCTTGCTGTAAAGCCGCACTGAGGCTTTGCTGTCGGGAACGAAGGTCATCGTGATAGCCTCGCTTGGTTTGAATTAGTGCCCGAATGTCAAGTCGTACTCGACATTCGGGCCTATTCGTAAACCGGTGCCTCAGATTAGAGGCCGCGATAGCTACCCGGCGAAGACACGCTCTCTGCGGTGATCAAGCGGGCAAGCTTGATCTGCTTGCGCTCGGGGAATACCCGAACGAAGGCGCCGCTGGTCGAGAGCGCCGTGTTGGACGGGCCGCCATCGTTCGCGAGAGGCGATGCGCCGGCAGTCACGAAGGCGTGGCCGACGGGATGGATGCACCACTCGACGCGGTTGTACAGAACATCCGAGCCGCCGCCGTTACCACGATCCGGGTAACGGAAGATTTCGGTCGGGACAATCGGGGTGCCGACACCGAGCCGGAAGGCCGACGGGCCAACGAGCCAAGTGTGATAGATGGCCGAAGAGGTAGCCGCACCGTTCGAAGTGTCGCCCGACGGGTTGGGCATGCCGTCGTCGACGATCACGCGCCGGCCCAAGAAGGTCGGGATGTTGACCTGCCCGACGGCATCGGGAATGAAGTCGATCAGGTTGTTCTTCTGCGCCTTGGCATACACGATGCTGTGCATGAACACGGCGGTCACGTCTTCGGCGGCGTCGCCGAGGGTCGTGCAGGTATCGATGAACGCGCTGGCCGAGAAGTCGGACACGCCGGCCGAATAGCCGCCGCCCGAAATGTTGTTGGTCAGGTCGTTCTGTGTGCCGGCCTCATAGTGCACGCCAAGGCCGAGGGTCACGCCGGCATTCGAAGCCGCGTTGGTGGCGAACACGCCCTGCGTCACAGCGACGAAGGTACGTTGCAGACGCCGCACCCAGTAGTCGGACACGCGCGCCGCGATGCTTTGCATCGGGTCGGCGCCGGCCAACGCGGCAGCGAGCCGCATGGTGCTCCAAGAGTTGTTGCGCGACAGGCGCACAGCAACTTCGGCCGAGGTCTGCGTGGTGTTCGGCGTGGAAGTGACGTTCGGGTTATCCGAGGAAATATTTTCCGCCGGATCGCCGATGTCCTGCCAAGACGGAATGGTGAACGTGAGACCGCCGCCAGCGAGCAGGTTGTCGATGAAATCATCGCGAGCCGCGATACCGCTCTGGATGATAGCGGTCTTTTCCATCGTGAGTTGCTGAGTGTACGGCGTGAAAATCGCGGGGACGACAACGTCCGTCAGGGTCGTTGAAACGTTGGTCATGGCATCCTCTCAAGGGTTGAACTGAGCATAGGCCCGCACTGTGCGGACCTGAGCACCGTCGCCTCCCATGAGGGTCGGGGTAGTTGGCGCTGGTCGAGCTATCCCGCCATGGGGCGCTCAGACGCGAGGACCATCTGAATTCTGCGTGGAGAATTACCACGCATAAAAAATTGCTTCAATAGGGAATTTGAAGGGCTTAAAGCGTTTCGCTCTTCGTCTTCGAAGGCTCGTCAGTTTCTAGCGGTTTATCGCTACATCCTGCGGTAATTCTGACCAGCGGCAGATGGTTCGCAGTCGCCATTTCCTGAACCATGTCAATAGTTTCTTTTCGAAAACTTTGGCTGCCGACGAAGGCTTTGCACTCTTCGAGAGTTGTGAAAGTCTCAGTGCGCTGCATCGCTCCCATGGGTTGGAAGCCGGCCGGTGTTGCGAGCGAAAGCATTATGATCACGTAAAACATATCACAGCCCTCCGTCTATCTAGTTGAATAGATCACTCAGCCGGGAGATTGTCAAACATCGGCGCGCCCCACCAAGCCTGATACCAGCGGATCGGCCAACGGTTGTCGTATTCCATGTGCGCCAGCGTGTTGCTTTCGATGCTGATCATCTTGTCTTCATGCATCTTGCGGATCGTCCACGCCTTCATTTGCCGCGACAATTCGAACAGATGCTTGCGAGGCTCGATCACGACCGAGCCACAAAATCGGTCCCACGACTTTTCGTCAGCGTCGACCGGACGGCGCTCACTGATGCCCGGCGCCTCGATCAATGAAACGGAATGACGATTGAGAAGCCGATCACAAAAATTCCGGACAACTTGTTCGGTCATGTCGGTTTGTTTGAGCACGCCATAGTCGATCCACACAAAAACATCAGGGCCCGGGTCTTCGATGGCCGCGCGGCAGAGCCATTCCTGTTTTTGGTGCATGATAATGCACGATTGCAGATGCGTTGTGCGATCCGCAAATCGATCTGGCGGGGATGGCGAGTAGGGCCAAATCTGGCCGGCGAGGCCGTTCCTGACGATATACTTGTGCGCCCAACAATCCGAAATCTGATCATCTTCATAGAAGATATTCGGGCACGCATTGACCGCAGACTTCAGTCTCTCGCCAAGTTCTTTGAATTGTTCGGGGCGGATATTACGCAGCGCCGGAAGTGGAATGAAGCCGCTCACTATTTTGAAATTGACCATGGTGGTTCGCCATGCCTTCTGCTGTTATCGTGTGTTTGGTGATCGTGCCGTCGCCGTAGCGATGATCATCCGGATCGCATGTGATGCCGGCTGCCTTCAGCGCCACGTTGCCTACCCAAAAATCCTCCCACGTGCGCACAGTGGGTGGCGATGCGATCACCGCCTTGATTGCTTTGGGGCCGAGCCAGTAGCCATTGCCGCCGCTCGCGTG